GAAGAGATTTCAGAATCTAATCCATGGTTCAACAGCTATCAGACATATAACATGAATCCCATATATGGCGATTCTCAGAAAATAAAAAGAGCTGCCCATCAATATAAGGATATGTTATTCAGTAATTCACATATTTACGTTGAACCAAGGATTTACACTTATGAAGAAGCGATTATTGGTATACCAGGAACAGAATACGGATCTTTAAATAGAGGAACCAGTCCAGGATATCCCGACATTCTCGATCCGCGTATAAAAACGCAAAAGAGAAAGTACTATTTTGGTAATTCAGAAGAGTATGATCTCTCTACCAAAGAAAGTGAAGAACTTAAGAAAGATGTCGAAACTATTATTGATAATGCGAAAAGAAACATTAGAGATCAACACGTGTATGTGGATTACTTGAAAGATGAAATTCGTGACATCGCTAAAGTAGAGGCGTGCAAGACTAGATTATTTAGTGCTTCTCCTCTGAGACTCTTAATAGCCTACAGGATGTACTTCGGTGCTTACCAACAATGGTTCCAGATAAATAGGATCGACAATCAGTCCACTATTGGTTTAAATGTGTATTCGAACGAATGGCACATACTAGCTACCCGATTATTATCTAAGGCCCCTATAGGAAGCAAAAACATAGGTGCTGGAGACTATAAAGGTTTTGATGGATCCGAGAATCCTAGCATCCATTGGGAAATTCTAGATATTATCAACTCTTTTTATGATGACGGTATAGAAAACGCAAGAATCAGAAAAGTCTTATGGTATGAACTAGTAAACTCATTGCACTACTTTAACGGTAGAATCATGGAGTGGACTTCTTCACTACCTTCAGGTCATCCGATGACAGCTATTGTCAATAATATGTATAACGGCATCGCTTTTCGTTTTTGCTGGTACAATATCTTTAAGAATACGCCTTTTGAAGACAAATTTGAAGATAAAGTCTACCTAGCTACAATGGGAGACGATAATGTTTTTAGCGTCTCCTTAGATGCTATGGACAACTTTAATGAATCAACCATCGCTAATTCCATGAAGTTATTGGGCCTTCACTATACCAAGGAGGATAAGACCACGCCCGATGCCACTTTAAGAAACATAACAGAAGTGGAGTTTCTTAAAAGACAGTGGCGTTACGACCAGTCCCTTAAAAGATACGTTGCCCCTCTTCGATTAAACAGATTACTTGAAACCATAAACTGGACCAAGAAAGGACCTTATACTGTAGACATACCT